TGGCCGGTTTCTCCTTTTGAAAGTATTTCGAAAGCCAACCCTACAGCTGTTTTTAATTCATTCAGCTGTAAACCTGCCGCCGTTACCTGGGTATCTGTAAGCGGGCCGCCCACTATACCGACGGCGTATCCGTTAGCCCTGGCCAGGTAAAGGTTAACGTCAGCAGCTGGCATATTTGCGGCCTTCGGGTAATACGTAGTCTTTAATTCGTCAGCCGTTAAATACATGGGCTACGCCCCCTTTATTTTATAAGGGCCTCTGCTTTCCCCTGGGCTATAACAGCGGCTATAATTTCGGCTTTTTTGGCGTCGTAAGCAAAGTCTACGCCTGCCTCCTTTGCTGCCGCTATAAGGTTTTCTTTATTGTATTGACTATTCAGGGCCGCCGCTTGCTTTACTGCTTCGTTGTCAACGGGGTTTCCCGGCCCCCCGGCGGCAGGTGTTTCATCGTCCTTTTTACCTGTGGCGTCTGCGGGTGTCCCGGCAGGCTGTCCGTCGGCGTCGTTTACCGGCGGTGTGATAGTTTGCAGCGGGTCGGCCAGTACCGCGCTACCCTCTTTTATAAGCTGCCGGGCTATTTCTTCGGGATAGTCGCATACAGTACCCGCAGGTATACGGGCGCCGTTATCTCTAAGCGCTACAGTATTAATAATCTTCATGCGTTTTTTACCCTCCTGGTATCCTGATATTTTTACGAAATAAAGCAGGGGCGCCGTTAAGCGCCCCTTACTTATACGGTTTTACGCAAGTATTCCCGACTTAGGTTAATACGGTGGTAATGGTAATCAGGTCGGGGTCTGTAACCTTCGGCCAGGAGGCAGCTACTACCTCTACTATTTCACGCTTCGGGCGCTCCATGGTAAAGGTACGGCCAAAAATACCGGGTTCCATGTTATTTTCCACGGTGGGGCCTATAAGCAGCTGCCCAATGGCGCCGCCCTCTTTAAGAAATACGCCTTTTTTGGCATTCAGAAGGCGCGATTGTACACGTACCCCGCCGTTATCTACGTCCCTGTAGGCTACCGAAGCGTCGAAAGCCTCCATAGGGGGCATTTGACGCCCGCGCAGGAAGTCGTTAAGCTCCTGCAGGGTTACAAGCTTGTCAGCCAGGCCCGTTATCTGCTTCCTTACGGTTTCGTCGTTAAGAACAGCACGAATAACGGTAATAGAAGTCATGTAAACGTCAGGGTAGACACCATTACGGTCTACGTAGTCCTGTACCCAGCCTTCGTAATCCGCTATTATGGTCGGTGTAACGCCGTCCCATTTTGTTACCGCTGCTTCTATGGCATCGACGCCAAAATCAGAAGCCAGCTTTATACCGGCCTTGTTATAGGTTATAGCGCCTTCGCCCAGGGCTTGCCATATCAGCCATTCCAGGCGGGCGTCAATGTTGGCTTTTACCAGCTTGGCCTTACCCAGCAGCTGCCTTTCTGCTACTTTTCTTTTTCCGGGGTTTCCTTTGTCCATAAGGGCGCCCAGTTCCTTTTTAGTGACAATATAAGATTGCCCTATATCGGTAATGGCCCCCGATACCCTACGCATGGGGTCGCGGTCAGTCAGCGGCAATTCTGCCCCGCTGTCCACAATGTCGGCCATATCCTGCTGGCGCTCCAAAATGGTTTCATTGAATTCAATTTCGTAGGTTTCATCCCGGGGCAGGAAACGGCTTCCCTTATATCCTGTTTCTACGGGTACTTCGTTAATAATTTCCGTGAAAAGGGGGTTTTCGAAGTACTCGCTATATTGTGCTAATCCAGCCATGCTTTTTATCCTCCTTGTGGTTATTAATTAGTTGTACCAGGGCCGCTTATACGAAGCGGATAAAGCCAGCCAGGGCCTGCTTAAAGGCATCGGTAGCGCTGATAAGCATACCGTTATAGACGGCTCCGTGTACCAGTATCTGGCCTACGGTTACATTCGGGTTAGCCCCCAGGTCGTCCAGTTCAAATTTTACGGATTCGTCCAGTATAACGGGGTTACTTTTGCCTTCGGGGAAAGCGCCGGTACCTACATCACTGGCCGGTATTGCCAGCCCTAATACGCCCTCTACGGTAGCTTCGTCACCAGCTACGCCCCAGGTACCACTTACTTCGATTTTCTGACCGCTACCGCTTTCAATGGTCGCTATACGCAGTTTGTTAGCTACGGCAGCTACGTTACATATTTTGTCAAGGGTTACACCCTGGGCGTTAGCCGCTGCTTTAACCGCAGTTATTACGCCAGCTTCCCCGCCTACAGCTGTAACCGCCGCCAGGGTCGCGTTAGCAATAACATAGGCTACGCCGTTTACCTTTACGGTTACAGTAGTACCGGCGTTTATACCGGCCAAGTCAGCCGCTGTAATATTGGCGGCCCCGTTCACTACTGCGGGAGTAGGGGCGCCATCAGCGTACTTTTCGTACAGCCCTGTTACGTTGTCTTTTATCAGGCATTGGCCCTCTTTCACCAGCTCACCCAGGGCGAATTTACTACCGTCCAGCGTAATGCCGTTATTGATATACGCATAATGGGCGCTGGCTTTAATCTCCCGGGCCGCCTCTGCGCTGGTCTTTCTAATGGTTACGTCAGCCATTTTTAATACCTCCTGTTAGATTTTGAGTTATTTCTTTTCCGTTTTAATGCCCATCATTTCAAGGGCTGCGGTTTTTTTCTTAGCCCGTTCAGCAGCCTTTTTATCGTCGCCGCCAGGGGTACCCCCACCCGGGCCTTTACCGCGAAAGCGCCCGCCGTCATCGTTGCCGCCGCCTTCGTCGTTGCCGTCTTCGTCGTCAGCCTGCTTAAACAAATTCGGCTCATTTTCGGCCATGCGCTTAATGGCCTTTTCTATGGACTTAGGAGTATAGCCGCCTTCGTCGTCTTCCTCCAATAAGCCCATATAGTCGGACAGACCGCGTACTACCTGGGCGGGGTTATGCGGGTTAAATTTACCGGCAGCCTTTAATACCCCATTTTCAAGCTGAAGCCGTTTTATAGTACTGTCGGCGTCGTCGGCTTTCTTGGCCTTTTTCCGCAGGTCGGCTATTTCCTGTTCGGTAGCCGTCGGGGGTTTTTGGTCGCCGCCGGCCTTTGCAAGTTCGGCCACTTTTCCCAGCAGTTCCTTATTCGGTACGTCCACATTTACCCCGGCGTCTTTTAAAGCCCTACGTACCAGGGCTACCGCTTTACGTGTTACCATGCCGTCTACTTCGGCCTGGGTGTATATGGGTTTATTATCGGGGTCGCCAGGGTCGTACTCTTTTGCTTCGTCGTGTTCCTCCTGGGAAATTTCCTTACTGTCCAGCAGTTCTTTAAGCCGCTTTAGGTATTCGTCCTTCTTGATTTTCCCCGCTTTATAAAGCCCCTGTAGTTTTTTCAGTTCGTCCATTTGTACCTCCCCGGTTATTCGATACCGCAAAACGTAAATTTACGGATTATTAGCGTTACCCGCTAAACGCCTGGCCGGTTATACGATACCGGCAAAACGGTATAAAATTAAGCAGCCCAGGTACCTTACTACGCTGTCACCCCCGGCAGCGGTTCGGGCGTAGTTTACCAGGCCGCAAAAAATAAAAAACCGCTGTTCTACAGCGGTTAAATTATGGCCCCCTTGGGCGCCCTCGGGGGTTCGGGTACGTCGCCGGTAAATTCGGCGTCTTCGTCGAATACCTCCCGTATTAAGAATACAGCGGCCAGGGGTTCTTTAAGATAATTTTTTGTAAAGTACGGCCCCCCTACGGGGCCTAAGCTGGTACCCTGCAGCGCCTGGACCATAAATTCTACTTCCTCTACGGCCAGGGCGTCGCCGGTAAGCGTCGGGCCGCCTATAAGCCCCTTACTGTAAGTAAGGGTTACGGGCTGCCCCCGTATGGTGCCTGTTACATTAAATTTCATAACGCGGTTATCACTCCTAAAATAAAGTCGTAGTAGTCTTCATCCTTTGTTAAGTCATACCTGCCTATCGACAAAAAAGCCGATTGTATACCCATACTCAACAATTCATAGGCGCGGCCTCCGTAATCTTTACCCATGTATGCGCTTACAAAGTTATCTTTTCGGGTTCTTTCGTCCCGGCCATAACCACTACCCAGCCACTGTAAAGCCTCCCCAGCTGTACGGCGCTCGTAAAATTCTTTTTCCAGCTTTTTAATGGTCGGGTGTATATACTCCATCCTATGGCCCATTTCGTGTAAAAAGGTTTCCCGCATACTTTCTATGCTGCTGCCGCTGGTAACTATTTCGGGAGTTCCATAGTGGCTATAGTAGCCCCGGTTGGCCTTCTTTACAGCCATAGCGGAAGTCGTGTCCGATAATTCAAGCCAGGCCGTAGGTATATACCCCCGGGCTTCTTCCAGGGCCTGCTTTGTTTCCTTCCTTGGGCGCCCTATTATGTTAGCTTCCCGGCTGCTGCCCATAGGCCGTATTTCAGCTATTATATCGCGGGTAGCGTCACCCCGTAAACTTGCTAATTTAGTGGATAACTTACCCCTTTCCTCATAAAGAGGCCGTAGCTTTTCGTCTATTTTATCCCGAAGTTCCTTAAATTTGTCAAAGGCTTCCCGGTATTCGGGCGACATAAAACGTACGTTATTAAGCGCTTCCCGGGCGGCGTCTTTTTCAGCCTGCAGCACTTTACACTTTTCTACAAGTACGGCCAGCTGTTCTTTTGCGGAGGCTATTTCGCCGCCTACCCTGTTTTCTATTTCCCTCCTTACCAGGCCGCCTACCTCCCGGGCCTGGGCCTCTGTAGTTACGCCCTGGGCTATCCGCTGCTTTACCTGGTCAGCCCAGGCCGTCGCTGCCGTGATAGTTTTTACCGGTTCAGGCGTCGGCGGTAGCTGCGGGTCTACGGGTTTTTGTCCTATTAAACCGTCCCGGTAATCGTCCAGCTTTTCGCCCCGCCGCAGGTACCGGCGCGGGTCGTCATTCGCTAGACGTTCGTCCAGGTCAGGCAGGCCCCTTTCCTTTGCGTACTCTTTATAGGTACGGGCCTTTGTATACGTACGTTCCCCGAAATTTTCCGTATTATCACCTTCGCCCCGGGCTATGCGCTCCCGCTTATTGACGCCCAGGGCGCTTAAAACGGGGCTGTACTTACACCTACAGTTAGGGTGATTCGGTATTCTTTCCCCAGGTACCCCGGGCATTTCGGGGGTATCGTATTCCAGGGGGTATAATTTACCGTCGTTCCTGGCGTCTTTGGGCGCCGTCCTGCTGTCTAGGGCCGCGTTCCAGCGCTTGCCGTCCAGAATATCGGCGTTTTGTAGCATGGCCTGAGTAGCGCCCTGGCTGGCCGCCCTGGTAAGCTCCGTACGGGCCAGGCGTACCGCGTTATAGTACCCTTCCTGGGCTGTGCGCTGTATGTGGCGGGCCGTTTCGTTAACGCTCCAGCCTTCTACCATAGCCCGCCCTACCGAATTATACATTTTTTCGGCCAGGTAAACCGTGTTAGCCCTTAGCCGGTCGCTGTACGTGGCCCCGTCAGGTAGCCAGGGATTCGCCAGCACCCCCATTACGTAGTTTTCCGTTAAAAGGGGTATTCGTACGTCTACCTGGGCCGCCTGCTCCATCCCAAAGGCTGTAAAATAATAGCTATGCGCGTACTGATAAGCTAAATTCCTGTGCAGCTTCTTTTGTAGGGGGTCTTCAGCGTCCGTTAAAAGGGCCGCTACCTCCCGCCGCAGCATAGCCAGCCTGCTAATTTCGTACTTCTTAGTCTGTAACTTTTCGGGTGAAAGCTTTCCCTGGCCGTCGGAATACTCTTTATACAGCTTCTTTATAAGTACGTCCAGGCGCTGGGCCGTACGTTCCCATATGGGCCGTATTTCCTGGGCATACTTTACCTGACGGCGGTCTAAAATATCCTGATAGCGTTCTACGTAGCCGTCAAGGTCTTTTTGGCGGCGGGCGTATACCCGGGCGTCTAAAATATCGGCCATAGGTTAAGCCCCCTTATTCCCCGCCACTTCCCCCGCCCTCGGGGTCGTCGGTATTCGTATTCCCCCCGTTGTTTCCTGTGCTGCTAAATTCGCCCCCTAAGCCCATAGCGTTAAGGCCCTGCTTTGCGGATTCTTCCCGCTGCTTTTTCATGTCTTCCAGGGCTTTTACGGGGTCGTCTATAAACCATAGCAATTCGTAAAGATATGCGTCGGGTACCTTATCAGCCAGGGCCGCGACAATCTGCGCTATTTCAAGGAAGTTTTGCGGCAGGTTACGGTTAATAGTAAAGGCTACCCATTCGTGATTATAAAGTACTACGCTTTTCGGCGGCTTTTGCCTCCCGGTAAGTATGTCGTAAGCATCGTCTACCCCAGCATCGGCCAGGCGTCGGGCGTTTAACAAGTCGGTTAATACCTTAACCAGCTGCTTAATAGCGCTGGAGAAATAAAGCTCTTTTTTCCCGGCCTTAATATCCAGGCAGGCGTACTTTAGCTTAATTTCCGTAGCGGTCGCGCCCTGCAGGTCGTTAAGCTGTGGTATTTTCGCCATGTCGTGAATAGTTTTCTTTACCCGGTCTAAATGACTTTCTACCGCCTTGTCTTCCTGTGACTGTGAAATAAAGGTAGCCGTACTTTCCTTAGCTTTTAAAGCTATGGCCCGGGCCTTCCTCATTTTTAAAACTTCGTTTTGGTCTACGTCTACCCCCGAAAGCAGTAGGTAGGCGTCCTGCAGGTAGTCAACATAGTTAGCCTTATCGCTCATACCCTCCGCGTAATTTTCCAGCAGGGATAAAACGCCGTTAGCCAGGTCGCTTACGCCGTTTTTCTTTTGGCGCTTTTCGTACCTGGCCGGTGTGCCGTTTACGAATATGCTTACTGGTATGCGGCCCGCTTTATGTTCGACGGGGTTTCCTGTTTCGGCCTCCGCTTCATCCAGTTCGTAGCCGTCGCCGTCATTAACACTTATGTAGTAGGTTACGTAACGTTCGTCGTATACCTCTACCCTGGTACGGGTTACTATTTGGTCGTCTTCTGTCGTGTCTTCTACTACGTAGTACCGTATCACCAGGGCCAGGCGCCCCCGGGTGTCGTAAACGGGTATTACTTCCTGTATGGGGAATTCGTCGTAGTCTATATCCCCGTTTTCGTCTACCCAGCCGATAATAGGGCTGTAGCCCCCTATACCGCCCTGGCGCAGCTGCTCCGCTAGTATGCGCTGGGCTTCCTCATTACGTACCAGTGCCAGAAAGTCTTTACGAAATTGCTCTATAAGCTTTTTGTCGGCCTCCCCGTCGGGGTCTTCTACCGTCCAGACTATGGGCTTACCTAACATGTAGTCTACGGGGGCGTCTATAACTATTTCAGCATAGTTTACCTGTAGCTTATGGTTCGTGTCGTCGCCCCTGGACTTATCCCGGGTATCTATTTTTTCTAAATACCCGTCATAGGCATCCTGATAAATTTCTACGCCTTCTTCATTTATCCAGGCTTTGTGTTGGTCTATTAATTTCTTTATCCAGGTGCCATTATCGGCTATCCAGCCTTTAGCGGCGGCCAGTGCTGCGGTAGGGTCTACGTATTTCGCCAGGGTTTCAGGTATTACGTTTACTACAGCCACTATTTAGCCCCCTTTCGTCTGTTAATGGTACGGCTGACTACCCGAAGATTACGCCGCGAATTACTACCGCCTTTAGAAAGCGGCGTTTTGTGGTCTACCTCTCTTTTATCGCCTACCTTTAGGCCCAGCTTTCGGCGGGCCTTATTACGTAGAGAACGGCGGCGCCTTTGTTCAGGCTTACTATGGTACTGCCGGTACTCTTTTTTATAGTCCCGTTTTTTCTTACGCCCCGCCATAGGCGCCCCCTTTATACTGCTCCGCTGCGGTCGAAGGCCGAAGCCTTACGCGCTGCAGGGTCTTTAATCATGTACGCCGCCCTTAAAAGCAAAAATACCGCTGTGACTATATCATCATGCGGTATATGCCCGTCATACCGGGGCTTCGCGGTCGCCGGTACAAGCCAATTTATACGCTGTTCCTTTTTGGCTATCCGTACCAGGTTTTCCAGCTGCCATTTTAATTCGTCCCATAAGTCGGCCTGCTGTGGGTCGTCTACGGGCCGCCGTGGTATTTTTAACCAGTCAGCCGATACGTAGTTATAAGCCAGGTAGCCCAGCTTACTTTTATTTTCATCACCGGTAGCCTTAAACTTGTAGGCCTCTATTTCGGCGTTAGGCAACTTTTCGATAAGATGGTACGCCAGTGGTTCGCCTATGCCGGTACCGTCTGCGCTGCCCCCTATTACGCCCCAGTGTCGCAGTATGGCTACTACCTGTTCACGCTGGCTGCTGTGCGGTTTCCCTACCCACTGATACAGGCAGCAGGGTATTACCGTACCGTCGGGCAGCAGTTCACCTATTACCAGGTCGGTAGCGTCGCGCTTATGGGCGCCTGCCGCTACTTCCTCGGTAGTGGTGGGGGTTTCCTCCTGGCCTGCTACGTCCAGCCCAAATATGTATACGCCGTTAGGCGCAGGGCCAACCCGCATACGGTAGACGTTTGCATATATACGGGCTACCTGCTCCGCGTCAAAAAAGCGGCCTATTGAGTCGATAAATTCCAGGTCAAATTGTGTCTTAACCGCTATATGGTTAGGCCCCAGGCGGGCTACCAGGTTTTCGTAAAATATCCGGTAGTTTTCGTTACCCGAAGCTATGACACGTTTCGCCGGTACCTTCATTACCAGCTTAGGCCTGTACCCCTCCCGGGCCTCTATACGCCTTTCCATTTCGTAGGCCTGGGTCATGGCCTGGTATATGTGGCACTCCTTTGTCCAGGCTACCCCCCAAAATACGGTTGTCGCGTTTTTGTAGGCTCCCATGGGCTGCGCGTCGCGCTCCCATTTGGCCGTATCAATGTCCTGGGCTTCGTCGCCTTCCAGCAGGGTAAAGGCCGTTTGGCTGGCTACGTTAGCCGTGGGGTTAATGGATAAGAAGGCCCATTTATTCGTATCCCGGGGCGGCCCTATGTGGTATTTGTAGCCGTCCGATTTACGAAATATGTTGCGGGTTATCGCGCAGCCAGCCAGCCCGCCACTGTCGTTTGTAGCGGCCCCCTCCAGCCTGTCCATACTGGCCTGTACCTGCGGCTTATGCACCGGGGCGAATTTTACCCCGCTTACCGGTACCCCGAAATACCAGCCATACAACAAAATATACTGCTGTACGAAAGCGCTTATTTCGTTCTTACCCGCCTGGCGGCTTATCATAATCACGAATAACCAGCCCAGGCCATTTAATGCGCTATATAGGATAAGGTCGGCGGCCTCTAGCTGGTAGTCAAACGGGTCATTTTTTCGCAGTACGCGCCAGGCTTCCCGCAGGTTTTCAGGCTTGAACAGGTCGCCCAGGTCGTCTAATTCCTGGTACGATAACCCGGCTTTCGCAGCTGCTACCGTTTTAGGGACGGCTACCATAGTCGGCGCCCCGCTTATGGGGTCTACGTCTTCCAGGTAATCGAATTCGGTAGGGCTATATACGGCCAGGGCGCCCGCGCTGCTCATATCTCTACATCACCTTCATAGGCTACAGGCGGCGCTACTCTGAAAAGTACCTCCTGGCCGTCCTGCATAATACCTTTTAGGCCTATGCGGTCATTTTTAAAATTAAGGTTGGTCGCGAAGTCAGTAACATTATCCTTATCCCTATGGGCCAGGATAATTACGTAGTCGCCCTGGTCTATAAACTCGCATAACTCCGCTTTTAACTGGTCTTTGGTAAGCTGGTCGCGGGCTTTAAATTGCTTTATTTCGGCCAATTATTCCACCCCCGCCAGTTTTCGCATTTCCTTATAACTTAAATGGGCGTAGTCTGCCCAGGTAAGCCCTTTAGCCTTCAGCATTTCTTTTACTTCGGCCAGGGTAGGCTTTCGGGTATCAAATCGCCCACATTTTAAAGCCTGGTCTACGCGGTCTTCGACGCTCCGATAAAGGCCCACTATTCCCCGCCCCCTTCCAGGGCTTCCCGCAGCTGGGGCCAGGTCTTGCCCAGCAGGGTACGCGGCGTAGTCTTGCAGGCCCGGCATATTTCGCCTATGGTCGGGGTTCGCCCTTCGTCCAGGCATTTACCGACATACAATAAAAGGCGCTTTTCCTTAGCTTTCAGCTTCGGCATTATTCGCGGCCCCCCTCCCCTTCCCGGGTCTGCGGCTGGCGACTTCCCCAGGCTACCGTTACTTTGCCATGGGAGGCGGCCCGCAGTTCGGCGTTAATCTGCTCCAGCAGGCCCCCGCCGCCTTCAGGATTAATCAGCCGGTTATGTTTCTCAATAAGACGGCTTAACGTGTTTAGGGCGCGGTCTAATACGCGGTCGTCAGCACTTCCAGCGTGGTAGTAGGAACGTTCGCCCTGGGCCTTAAACCATACCCGGGTAGCGCCTTCGCCGCCAGCCTCCCGTATTTCGTTCCACTTGTCCAGGTACCGTATAATCTTAGCCTTTAACATGTAAATTTCATGTTCCAGGGCCAGGCTTTTAGTTTCTATAAGGTCTTCGTACGCGGCCCGTTCATCGTCGCTAAGTACGTCGCTGTATATGCCATGTTTACGCCCATTTTGTGTGCTTCTCGCCTTTCCTTCTTCGGTTACAGGGCCGGTAGACATGCCCCCGCAGTACCGGCAACGGCCATACCCTGGGTGCGCGGTACGGTACCCGGCCAGGGCGCGGCAATAATGGGGCGCGGTCTGCTTATTAGCCCCGCATAGCAGCACGGCCCGCCCGTTTCGGTTTTCTACCCTGTTTTTATCGTCGGCGTAAGGGTGTAGCCTTCGCTTTATATCCAGGTCGTACGGGTCGATATGACTGCCCCAGGGTATAATAATTTCTTCGTTTGAGTGGGCCGGTCGCTTGTCTTTCCTGTCTTTTTTAGCCAATTAAAGCGCCCTCCTTTCTGGCGAAGGTCAAATAAAGTCAGGGCCGATAATAAACGTTATGTACACTTCCATAAAATACGAAAAGCAGTAAACTAGGCAATCCTAGAATACTGCTTAACTTTTACGCTGCATTACGCTGATTTTAGAAAGTATACGTATAACCGCTTACCATATTATGGTTATTCTTCTACGCCCCGCATAAAATTGCTCATTTACACAAATATACCAGAGCATACTATAAAAGTAAACTGTTTATGCCGGTTTCAGAAGCCCGGGCCGCGAAATAAACGAGCGCCCCGGGCTTTTAAAAACATCTTCGGTTTTATCCTAGCGGATAAAACTTCCATCATACAAATAACATAACATATATTCCCTAAGCATGTCAAATTTTGTCGAATAGCTACTTCACAATCTCCTTTAATAAAGCTGCATAATTTATTAGCCGCCCGTTAACCCGCTTATAAATAAAGTCTACCGCCAGCCCGCAGCGTCTGTAATACTCCGATTTACTGACGCCTATTAACCTTAACGTAACCCCCAGCGGCTTTTTTTCTATCCAGCGGCAATTAACGCATAAGCGCAGCTGCCCGGGCAGCGCTTTTATGGCCGCCTCCAGCATGATTAAATTTAAGCGCCTGCCGCTTACCCCGTCATAGGGCTTTACGCCAGCGTTCAGGCCTATGTAATCGTCGGGCTTCCCACCTTCAACCAGTGCATGATAATTATCCAGCCAGGCCCTTACAGCCTTTTTGCTTACCTCATCACGTATTAAACATCCCCCTTATAGGTATTAATAATACCTATACTATTAATAAATAATAAATAATAAATAATAAATAATTTATATTATATATAAATATATATGGGTTCTTAAAAGTTAAGGGGGTATAAAAGTTTTTACAGACGCTGTAATACATTCCCCTTTCCTACCCCCTCCTAAAATTTAAGCCCTTATATATTTCTCACACCCTGCAGAATCGACCCCCGTATTTCGTCATTTTCGGCCAAAAAACGCCATTTATTTAACTCCATATTCCTACAGTGTTACGTCTTCCGTTTACTCGCTGTAGCTCCCGTTTTCTTCTGTTTTCGTTTTTCGGCCCGCGTAGCTGCTTTCGCCTCGGCCTCCTGTGCCGCTTTATAATACCGGCAATATTCGTAACGACCGCCGCAGTATTGTTTAATCCAGGCGTCCCTAAACAGCTTTAACCACCCCGGGCCGCAAACTTCGTTGCTATACCCCTTTGGTTCGCCGCTGGTGTTACACATTATCCCGTAGTAGTGCATACCCATTGTTATTTTTTCATAGTACGGGCAATTACCCCTTGCTAGTGCCACGTTAACCCCCCGTTTCGTTATATTTTCTTTAAATTAGTCAATAACACTCCATCCAGCTTTCCAAACGTTGCCCGTCATTGTAGTGAATCGGGCTTCAAAGTTATATCCGTCTTCGGTAAGCATTTTGCCGTCTACGATATGGATAAATTCATTATCCGAAAAGTACCTATGTTTTACCTTTTGTCCTTGTTCCATAGCTTTCCTAGCTTCTTCCTTGGTCATTGTATTTATTTGCAGCCTCCTTACTTATACTTTTATCCGTGACCGGCTGTAAGAAAGCCAGCCGGTCGGCCATCTTCATAGTACGTATTTGCTTAGGCTTTGGGCGCCTGTTTTTTCGTCCCATAAGTCAGCCCCCTAAAAGGTCGTATATGTTAGCCCTTACTATTTCTAAGTGGGCCTTTGCCGTAAGGTGTGCGGCTAATTCCAGCCGGTCGTAAGCGTTTACGTTCGCGGCTGCCGTTTCTATTATTCCGTCAGTTCGTCGCATGGCAATAATCATGCAATCATAGGCGCGGTTTTCAGTCTCCCGTTTTATCTGTTCAAGTAAATCCGCAATATGTTCATGGGGCGGCTTATGCAGTACTACGATTTTACCCATTACGGAAATCCCTTCCAATCTTTAAATGCCTTCGCGGTCTTTTTCCCTGGGGGCAACTCCCGGGTTTCTTCCTGCTCTTTACGTAGTTCCCCTAAAAAGTCTTCTACGTACTCTACCGCCTGGTCGTAGGTCATATCGGCAAGCAGCGGCAAGTGTTGTACCGTTTCAAAATGGGCGCCTTGTTTGCCTGCCACAGTGCTTACTACGCCGGATACCGCCGTAGCACTTAACGCCTCTAAAAAAGGCGCTCCGTCGATTTTCAAGGGTACGTATACGAATAATAGGGGATTAGTCGAATTTATGGCCTGGTCGGGTTCCTCCAGGTATCCATACCGCAGGCCTTCTACCCGTATTTCGTGACCCAGGTAGTATATTTTTTCGTCAAAGGGTACGGGGCCTAAAAAGGCATGTACACTGTTATCTGCCCGGGCGTCGTTCTCTTGGGCTTCCTCCACCTGGGTACTGTCCATGTAGCGGGCCTTTATATGCCGTACCTTTGCCATAGCCCCTATATAAAGGGCTTCGTTAGGGTTTAAAAATACTTCGCCTTTGTCTATAGTCTGCCTTACGAATTCTACGACCCCTTCTAAAGCAGCTTCGGGGGCTAGGTTATCTTCGGCCCTGGGTGCCGGTAAAAGGACGTTATAAAGGGTGCCGTCGTCGGTTTTAAGCTCTACCTGTATCATGGTTTCAATCTCCTTCCGCTAAAGCTCTGGCTTCGTTAACTGGCATACCTACGACGCCCGGGCTTTTATCGCTATCGGTGGCCTCAAAATGGGCGTTTTCATGCTGCGGGTACATGAATTCAATCATGGCAAAATTGGCTACGTCTACCAGGTATTCAGTGTTCCCGGTTTCCTTATACATCTGCAGGCGCTTTTCCAGGCTGGCTACCGCTTTTACGTATTTATTGCCGTAGTTTTCCTTTATGGGGCCGTACTTATAAAAGCTCATAGCCATTCTATTTTTACGTAGTTCGTCGAAACGGTCGCTGTATTCGGTATTTAACATTCAACTATCCCCCTACGTATTAGTTACTACGCCCAGGGCAGCCCCCAGCGCTATAATAACCACGGCGGCCAGGTAAAGCGCTCTACGTAGTTTAACCGCGTGGCGCTGGGCCGTTGTTTGGCCCGCGAAGGTTGCTTTGCTTACCAATTTTTCGGCCTCCCAGCCTTTTTTATAGGCGGCTGCGTGGTTTTCTGCCCGGGCTAATTTGTATTCCAGGCTGGCTATTTCGTCCTGGGCGTTTGATAACTCCAGTTTTGCGGTCATAACTTCGCCTTCCGTTTTGCGTCGGGCTGCGGTCTTCTTCGTTTTTCTACTACTCATGCGCTCTAATCGCCCCTTTAATCTCGTAATTATGTTACGTAGTCGTTCTACCTCTCTGTCCTTTAAACGCCGTCTATAAGGCTTTTGTACCTGCTTTTTATGTCTCATGGTTCTTTACCTTGCCAGGGCTTCAATAAACGCCCGGGCCAGTTCTAGCCGTTCTACAGGCGTACCATGGGCTACCAGTACAGGTACATTTGTCAAACGGTTAATAAATCCGTATATAGCCTGGTCGGTGCGTTCTCTGGCGGCCTGGTCGCGCTCCTTCCAGGGGGCGCCGTCGTCGGGGGCGAAGTCCAGGGGGCAGTATATAATCATGTCGTACGCTTTTTGCGCCCAGGTAAAGGCGGTATCTATGTAAGGGTCTACATAGTCTTTCCGCATAATGCCGCGCTGCAGAAAATAGGGTATATAGTCTATGGTCGTCCTTTCGGCTACGTAGCCCACGCCCGCCAGCTGCAGCGCTCTTTCCTGGTATATTTGGCCGAACATGACGGCATATTGAAAGGCTAAGGCTCCCGCCAGGCCGTGGGTGTCTTTGTAGCTTTCAAAGCCCATGGCCTGGCCGGTATCCTGTATATGGCTGGGTAGGAACGTAAGCCCTGCTTTTCTTGCCAGGGCCTGGCCTAACGTGCCTTTACCGGTACCCCCGGCGCCGGTAAGCCCGATACGTACGGGTTTTTTAATACCAGTACTTTCCATCGTCTTTACCCTCCATTTTTTCGCGGTATTCGGCCCGCATTTGTTTTAATTCTTTAATTAGCCGGTCGGCCTCCGTGTAGGACAGGGCTTCTAAATCCACTTCGCAGGCCTGGCCCATATCCCGGTACAGGTCTTTTATAAACTGCTGCATTTCTGGCGTTGGCTTATTATGGCCTTGAGAGTGTTTCATAGCCATTTTTTCATTACCTCCCTGTAGGCATCCTGGGCGTATTTGCTAAGGGGCCGCTGGGGTATTTGTAGTTTGGCTAGCCGTCTTTTGCTATCTTTTCGGCCCATAGTCACGCCCCAATATAAAACGCTGTATGGTTCTAACGTGTCAGGCCTTACCAATCCACATAAAGCCTTCAAACGTACTACCGGGGCTTTCTTTTGATAAAACACGCTACGCCCTCCTGTCTTCCAGCCATTTCTTAGGGTCTTGTTTTTCGTTCCAACGGTACCCTACCGACGCTTCGGCCTCAATAGGTACCGGGAAGTCGGGCAGCGGGGGTATTTCCATGGTAGCCTTAACCCATTGCCAGGCTTTCTTTACTACGTCGGGGTCGTCGTCCATTTCGAAAATAATTTCATCGTGTATCTGTGCAATCATGTCTGTACGCCCATGCTGTAGGGTGCCGGTACCCCGCCCTATTTCGTCGTATACGGCGTTTTGACAGCGTTTCATAATTTCGGCGGCGCTGCCCTGAATAGGCGTATTCGCGGCCCGCCGTTCGTCCTGGCCCCGGGCGTATTTATCGGTACTGTTAAGGTGTGGTAACATGCGCTTATAGCCGTAAATTGCTTCTACGTAGCCTTTTTCCCGGGCCTCTAAAACTATGTCGCGTTGGTATGTAGGTATCCCGGGGTAGGCCGTTTTAACAGCCTGTACTAGTTCGTAACATTCGTCCAGGGTCTTCCTCATTAGGTAGTCAGTTTTAAAAGTTTTCTGTAAAGCGTGTTCTGTGCCGCCGTAGCAAATACCGAAGTTCGCGGGCTTTGCGTCTTGCCGTTCTTTTTTCGTTACCTGGTCTTCGGGCTTCCCGGTGGCTACCGACGCAGTACGTCGGTGCATATCCCCGCCACTGTTGAAAATATCAATCATAACGCTGTCATGGCTGCGCCAAGCCATAAGGCGAAGCTCGAAGCCTGAAAAGTCTATAAAGAAAAGGATTTTCCCCGGCGCCGGTACGTAAAAGCTACGTATTTTAAAGTCGTCGTTATCAGGGCGGGGTACGTTTTGGCCGTTCGGGTTATGGCTTTCCAGCCTGGCCGTTCGTGTCCAGGGTGAATACTGCGCGTGGATTCGCTTGCTTACTTCGTGTAAGTACTTTTCCCGCCCGTTGATATGGGCCGATAAAAGGGTACTGTACTTCTGTATTTTTTGCAGCTGGTCTAAAAGGGATATACCGGCTTCTTTATATGGGTGCGGTTCGCGCTGCGCTATACGTATAGCGCCCCTGGCCTTTTTGTCTAACCCGGGGTCTTTGTCGGGGTCTACACTTTCCCAGCCTTCGGGCAGCGGTACGGCTAAGTATTTTTCTTCGTCTATGCTGATTAGCTTGTTTTCCAGCATAAACCGCATATCTATTATGGCTTCTTCGTCCAGGCTGGCCCCGGTCTTACCCCATTTAGCAGCCGGTAGCTTCATTTGGTCGAATATGACGGCCTTTACTTCGTTGGTCTTTCCAGACTTACCGGGGTTTACGTCCAGGTCTAGGGCCTCTTTACATATCCGCTTTATTTCCTCGGCGGCCTTCTCCTGGGCTATTTCGGCTTCCTCCTTGCGTACCTGGGCTAAGTCCGTATCCCAGGCCATGCCCCAATACTGCATAAGGCCTATAACCCTACCAAACGGCATTTCTATTCCGTGCAGCCATTCGCTGTAATTCGTATATAGGGGGTTGTCGTTTGGTATCTGCCGGGCTATTTCGTTCCAGTAAAGGTACAGCTGTACGGCGTAATCGCTGTCCTCTGCGCTGTATCCCAGGGCGTCGGGTTCGTCCGCGCTTATTTCATCGAAGAAATTAACGCCGTATTTGTCCAGCAGTTTTTTATAATCGCCCATCTTTACGCCCAGGTACTTGAAAGCCGTTGGTTTAAGGCCCAGGCCCGCCGTGGGCTTTTTCGGATCTTTGATTTTACCGGGGGCCGCTACCTGCAGTACCCGCGTCCACATTACCAGGGGGTCGGCTACGGGCGGTAAAATATACTTTGCGTGTTTGGCGCTAAACATTGTTTCGAAGGCCAGGTTAACGGCTATTTTTACTATTTTCGGGTTTTTAAAAAATAGCCGGTCTACCGTATCCATTACCAGCTTACGGGCCGCCTCGCGTGATAGTTGCGGCTCAAATATACGGCCTGCTTTGTGGCTTATAAATATTACCCGGGCTTCGTGGGGCGCTGCAGCCAGGCTAAGGGTGCATATGTCGGCCTTCCAGGGGTCTAGGGGGTTATCCCGGGCCGGTTCCTGGCCGGTTTCATTTCCTTCCTTGTCATATACCGGCCTGGTACGATGTCCTTCATCGGCTGCGGTTTCGTAGTCAAAGCCTCCTAGACCCGTTTCCTCGCAACGCTGCAGGTAACTTTCAAGCTGGGCCAACGTCGTTATGGCGTGGTAATCCTTTACCTGCTGTACGGGCAGTTTAGGCCAGGTTATGCCGAAGTCTCCAGGCTTTTTCTTTGTGGCGTTTATAAGGGCCTGGGTGCTGCTTTTAAGGGAAGACCCCGGCGCGTCTTCTTTACGCGGGGGTCTTGCTAATGTTTTGGGTTGTCCGAAAAGGCTACCTAGTTTCATAGTTCTACCCCTCCAGGTTTTAATACTCGTCGTCTATGCTGTCAAACATGCCTAATTCAAAGCATTTAGCAACATAGGCATTAAAGCGCGGTGTTTTGCGGTAGCCCCCTGAAGTCTTAATAATCATACGCATTTTTGTAAGCAGGTTTACGACAGCCTTTGCTTCCTCCTTATCTATGGAAAGCATGGCTTCTACGTCGTTAAGGTGCAGGTATTTTTGCTGGGCGAATAGCTTAATAAATTCATAAAACTTAATGTCACCCTTCAGAGTGTCCAGGCTGCGTAAATCGTCTGTAAGCTTTTTGTAACGGTCGTCGGATAATTCTTCTTCCTTAATGGCTAACCTGGCGTAGTAGTTCAGGCCGCAGCCTGGCGCGTTATAAAGCTCTTTAAGGTAGGCCCCTATAAACTCAACATGCCCAGGCCACACGGCCACACGTTCGCCGCTTTCATCTACGCTATGGGTCAGGGCTGCCAGGGCTACCGAAAGCCGGGCTACCTTGTTGCGCTGGTCGCTGGGGCTTACTAGAGGTATGTCGTTTGCCATACCGTATACCTTGGCTAGCTCTGTCGATATTTGCAGTATTTTGTCGATACTGTCGGCGTAAAAAATTACGTCGTCAGATTTTCTACTCCACGCAAATAATATGTTATTTTTAAAGGTTTCGGCGTCAATCATGCTTGGGTAAGTCGGCAGCGCCTGGTTATATAATTCAGGGTCTACGTCGCTGGCCCGCATAAAACAAGCCATATCAAAACGCCGTATATCTTCGTTATTAAAAATGTCTTTCAGCGCTTCGCAGCCTTGGCCGTAATCAGCCAGGCGGCGGCCCTTTGGTACGTTGCCCGAAAGTATGGCCCGTACCCGGCAGGGGGTTTCTGCGCTCACGGCCCTTTTAACCTCTAGCCTGCCGTCGCTGCGGGCCAGGGTTATTTCTCCGTATTCCTCTTTCGTTATAGCGCTGTCTTCATCAACCCATATTAATTCCCCGTCTGATAACGGCCAGGCGCCCCATACGATATACCAGGCCCCCCCGCTTCCGCTTTGCTCCATTTTGTAAGTAAGCCCCGTACGGCTTGTACTCTCGGCGTTTACCCGGGTACCCAGGCCAGAAAATTTTAGCAGCTTTTCTACCAGGGCGCTTTTACCGGTGCCGGTATCCCCGGTAAGTTTAAATTCTACCCAGCCCCTTATAGGGTCGTTATCCCAGGGTACAGAAAATCTTAATACGCTATGCTGTGTAAGCAGTACCCCTAAAAGTGTTTCGTCGCGTTCTACTATGTGCGTTACGTTGTACGTCAGGTCAGCACATACAGCGGCTAATTTTTCCTCTATGGCGCCCGGTGTATAATCCGAAGGCTGGAATACGGCCAGCTGCTCTTTTATTTCGTCGGTCAGCTGAAAGCTTTCTACAACGTCCTGCAGGGGTTTAGCGTCCTGTACGATTATGGTACTTTCCTGATTTTTCGGGTGCGGGAAAACAAAGCCGTTAATTTCGTAGTACTTGTTTTCGGATACAGGCAGCCCGCCAACCGTGTATACCCTCCGTAGGACGTAAGCCCCTTCGCGGTCTTCGTTGTCCTGCTGTAGTTCGGCCATAGGTATTACCAATAATTCCTCGACGTTGGTAGTTTCTATTACCTCCGTATCAAATTTCTGACAGGACGGAATACTGCTTAATTCCCTTAATATACCCTTGATATTGTCGTCGCCTACTCCACACATTTGAATAAGTTCCCGGTCAGCATGACCCAAGTTACGGTATACGGTATGGGTCGGTATGTCATACAGTGGGCAATGGTACTTTTTACAGTTTTGATGCCCCCAGCAATGGTATTCTATTTTTTTCGGTACTATATACGGGGTCTGTTTTTTGCCTGCTACCATAATATGGGTTTTAATCAGCTTGCCGGTGAATTCTGCGGCGCCCGTCTTCGCCAGATGCAAGGTTATAGCCTCGGTATCGTCAGCCGTGGCCTTTTTAATGCAGGGGCAGTAATCGCCGGTACATGATACCCGTTCATAGTCCTTACTTCCCGGGGTTTTTTCACCGTGTAAGCTACGTATGAAAGCGCAGCCGAAGCGGTATTCATTTTCTGCGCTGTAAACCGCGTCTACGACGCTGCGGGTATTCGCTATACGTTGCTGTTTTTGGTATTTGCTTTCCGCGCTGGTATGGGCTAAGGCCCAGGCCTCCAGGGTTTCTAATGCTTCTTCCTTCGTATGGCCCGCGTCCTTGAAGTAACAAGAAAGCTGTACGGTAGCCTGGTTACGGTCGCCGTCTTTCTTCCAGCCGCCTTCCAAAATGTCCGTTACGCAGGCGGGCGGCAGGCCCTTCCTGAATACATATTCTTCTTTATCGTAGCGGGCCGAAGCGGTGGCGGCACTTTGTTCGTATTCCTTGGCCTTGTCCGTATAAAGCCTGGCGGCGGCCTCCCGTACGGTTAGGCCCTCTTTGCGTTGCGCCGCTGTGAAAGGCCCCTCTTTACGCGGCTGGCTGGCTAATTCCTTTATTTCGTCCAGGCTAAGGGTACGTAGTTCATCTACCGATAATTCGATTTTAAAAAGCCGTGTTTTGTGGTGCGTTGAATTCGGTAGGCGTAGCATACGATACGACGTATATACAACCAGGTCTAAGGATTTAAGGCCTAAGCGGTGTACCAGGTACCCGGCAATGTGCTTAAAAATCTTATGCAGGTCGGCCCGGGGCTGTATCCCCAGGGCCTGGCTATTAATCAATACGTGAAAGCCTTTGCTACCGCTGAAATATACCCATAGGTCGCTTGGTTTTATATCCAGTTCGCCCGTAAAAAAGTCAATCAGTTCTACCGCGTCGGCCTGGCTCCTGCTGGGGTCGGGTTCGTAATCCAGGTCGAAGTAAAGGGGAGCTATAAAAGCTTCCCCTTTACTTTTAACGGGGTTACAAAACCGCTGTACCGTGGCGAAGCAGTTGAAATTAAAGGCGTCTTCCTGCTGATAGCGCGGTATTTCAGTTATTTCTATGCGTTTCCAGGGGCTATTTTTGCCCTTTACATCGCTATGATATACGTCTACAAATTTATAGTCTTCCAGCTGCGGCCCCTTTTTGCTTGCCATCCTGTAACCCCCTCGACACTACGGTATTAAGCCTGATTTGGTACCTCCGTAGGTGTTTGGGGTATATCGGTTATACCATAGTCGGCGGGGTTAAACATGCCCACGGCTTCGAAGTCTATTCCTATCCAGCTGGTATTACCCCTGCCGCTTTTCTCGCTGGTAGAAAGCCTGGTAACGATTTTATTAACGCCGGTCTTATTCGGGATACCTACGGCCTTATACTTGCCCTGGTAAACAGCATAGGCCCATTTTCCGAAGGCTATAGTACCAGTGGGGCTAAAGCTCATTAAGTAAATTTTGGGCATATCGTCGGGCTTAATTGTCTGTACAGGTACGACATAAGCCATATACCGGAGTTCCAGACTGCTAAGGTTATAACGTTCCTGGGCCTGCGGGTTTTCCTCCAGCCATTCGGTTAAGGCTGCTTCGGCGTCTTCTTTCTCTTTCTCGGCTACGATAAGCTGGCCGTCTTCGGGGGATTTCTCCAGGCCCCATAAGCTCCAGCGTTTTTCTCCGTAGCCTATTACTATGTCGATATTATCCCCGTAGCTTACGCAGGTTTTAGCGTCGTCTTTGCCCTCGCGCTCTACGAAATTACCCTTCTTGTCAATTACCAGCCATTCGCCCATGTAGACAAAATCCAGGTCTAGGCCGTCATTTGCGGCTAGAAAATCCTGCTTCATGCTTTCCAGCATGGCGGTAATGTAATTGGGCTGCTGTACTGCTACAGCCCTGGCCTGCGCGGCTACTACGTCGGTAGTTTTGTTTTCGGCGCTTTGCTCGTTTTGTTCTTTCATTAGTTAAATACCTCCGATTAATTATTTTTGGGGCTATTCAACATACAGGTAATACGCATTACCTTTGTTACCCTTACGTTGCATTTTGATGCGTTTTGCAGCATGGGGGCGTAAAAAATAAGCTGCGTTTAATCCTCCTTACCACCTCCTACCAGGCCATAGACCCTAAAAAGGCGTCCAGGTCGTCGGTTTTTGTCTTCGGCTTCTTGGGCAGCTTCAGTCCTAAGCGCTCGTAGACTTTGCGGCGGCTGTAATACTGGTCACGGTAAACGCCTACGTTGTAGTCTACGTAATCGTACCAGGTAGCCTTTTTACCGGGGTTATTTGGGTCGCGCCGCATTATTCGCCCTATTTCCTGCTCTACCGCCGCGCCGTTTTTCGCGTCCCGGGCATCTCCACGCTTCGGCATTGCCATATGGCCCACCGTTAAATGGGGCATGTCCAGGCCTTCCCGGGCCAGCTGCGTAGCAAAAAGTATATCTATTTGCCGGTCTTTAGCTGCGGCTATAATCTCCTTGCGACGCCCTTTTGATAATTGCCAGGCGTCGTATTCCTCGTCGGTGTAGTTCTCTACCTTAATTTCGTAGCCCCGGCCCCTGCTCCGGTATTCCAGGGCTTGGCCTGTTTCTACCAGGTAGGCGGCCTTTTTTTGATTCCCCGCCGCTATCCACTTGTAGCGGTTAATGGGGCCGTGTACTACGGCCATACGGGGTAAACCTCCGTACCGTCTTTCTGCCGCTATTTTCTCCACCATATCGCGCAGCTGGTAGCAGTACCTTACGCTTTCGGTTATAACTATTTGGTAATTACCGGGAGCCTTGTCTAATATCTTTTCAGCTATCAGCTTGGCCCGGGCTTCGTCCGCTATAAGGCGCTTCGTTAGGTCTACGTAATCCAGGTCTTCCCCGCCCGCGTCTACGCTGTCTATTTCGTTCCTGTCGCTGGCCTGTTCGTAAACAAAGTCAGTGTAAACAAATTCAACAGCAGGTTTTATTAAGTGGCCCGATTCATACAGGGCGCCCCGGTCTACCCGATAAAGCTCGGGGCCAATACCCCGAAGCATGTAAGCGTCCAGCTGGTCTTTTCGCTCCGGTGTGGCCGTCAACCCCAGCATGTAAGGTACCACGAATTTCCCTGCTACCTCTACAAAAGCAGCCGCTGGAAAGTGGTGGGCTTCGTCAATTACCACGGCGCCTATTAACGGCTTTATGGCTTCTACCAGCTGCGGGTTTTCCCCCAGGGTTTGTACAGTAGCAATGAATAATTTGCCATTGCCCCAGGCTACTTTACCGTCCCCTAATATGCCTATTTCGCCTACGTATGGCAGTAGCGCTGCGGCTGCGTCCCGGCTTTGGTATAAAAGGTCTTGTGTATGTGTAAGCCATAAGGTGGGCTGCCGCTTTTCGCTTATTACCGCCATGCCTATAGTGGTTTTACCGCTGCCCGCTGGAGATACCAGGACGCCGCCGCTTTCACTGGCTACCGCTGCCTTTATCGCGGGTACCTGGTAGGGCCAGGGCTGTACGTCGGGGTTCCAGCCGAATTCTACCGGGGGCCGTTCTGTGCGTTGGTACGTTATCACCTTATCAGGACATAGCCCCTGCGTTTTCAGTATGCTTTTTAATTCCTCTAAGAAGCCCCGGGGCGTTATAATGTCGCCCGCCTCGCTGATATATAGCCGTATTACCTTGTCTATGCCCCAGGTCGGGCGCCGCTTTTTCTTACGGGCTACGTATTCGGGGTTATCCAGGGTCAATACCCGGGTAATAGCGGCCCGTAGCGGCGTAGACGGCCCGCGTATGCGAATGTTATTGCTTACAACTACTTGCAGCATTACTTACCTTCTTCCTTGTTTTCTAAAATGTATGTGGCTTCCAGGTCTGCGGTATGCAGGGCTACGGCCCCTTTAAACATTTTCCAGGCTTCTCCTGAAAGCTTGTAAGTTTCCTTAGCGTCATACCCGCCCATATGCCAACGTATCATTACAATTTCCAGCGGGGTAAGGTGTATAAGGGGCTGCAGAAGAATTACCGATTTATCACCGTGGCCTATGGGGAATTCTTCTTTGTGTACGTACCTGTCGTACTGCTCCCATTTATTGAATTGGTCTTTTCGCCAGGCCTTTTCTATAGCGTAGGTATTCATTTTACAGAGGTCATGCAGCAGGGCAGTAATTATTACGGTACCGTCGGGTATACGCAGTTCCATAGCTTTATTTTTAGCGTTCAGTACCTTGTATACATTAAGGCTATGGTCAGCCAGGCCCCCAGCATAAGCGCCGTGGTATTTCGTGCTGGCGGGTGCTGTGAAAAAGTCGCCGCTTTCCATGAAAGCTATCACCTTGTCTATACCCGGGCGCTGGGTATCTTCCAGCAGGTCTACAATGGTTTCCTTTGTATTCATGTTAACCCCCCTATAATAAATTACATTTTCCTACCAGTTCCTTTAAGTCGTACCCGTGGTCTTCCTCTATAAGCATTCGGGGTATTAATATTCGCTTATGAAAAGCCCGGGTACGTAACGCTTCCAGGGTTATAGACGCCCTACCGGTGTACTTCATATACTTTAAGGCTGATACAAGCCTAAAGGCGTAGGTTTCGTCTATTTCATCAGTTAGAAAGCTAACTATTACCAGGCCCAGGTTTCGCCGTATTACCTGGTCGAAGTCTACCAGGCCTTTTATCTGCGGCGCCCTTAAAAAACTGAGGTAAAAGGCGTCTTTAGATGTACGCTTTAATTCGGTTAATAGGTTAGCTTCCTGTGTTACGGTTATTTCGTCGGCGGGCCTGGTAGCGCTGTTACCGTCCGTTATTCTGGCCCGCCATACGTTAGGTACCAGGCGCCAGCTGCGCCGTATTTCCGCTTGAAAGTCGCCGCCCCTTATATTACGGTCGCGCTGTAGTTCCGTCGTACGGTCACAGGTTACGCCGAAAGCCATTTTCCTACTCCTTTACCGCCAAAATTACTACGGGGCCTTCGCCGTTTATTCTGTCGCGGCCCGCCTCCGTAGAAATTTGGTAGTAGTCTTCTACCATAACGTCTACGCTCTTTACGTCTGCCCGGGTCTTTAACTCCGCTACCAGGTCAGCCGTAGGCATACTTTTTAAATCCACAGTACTACCCCCTATTCGCCAGGAAGGTTAAAAGGGCGGCCTGTAAGTTAGCTTTTGCCCGTATACTGTCGGCGGCTTCTTTGGCTGTATACCAGGCGTCGGTAGCTTTCTGTATACCAATGTCCAGGGCGTTAATTTCCCCGTTTACCTGGGCCAGTTCTTCCCGTTGGGCCTTAGATTCCATGCGCCGGTATGCGTCCCTGGCCTGGTCGTTACTAAGGTAGGTTTTCGTCCCGGCGATAACTACGTACTGGTTACGCCCTTCGCCCTCTACCTTCATAAGCGCCCCGGCTTCGGTTATCTTTACATCGGTTTCCAGCTGGGTACGGCGCCTAAGCAAGTGCGGCTTTTCCTGGTATGCGGCTTCTTTAGCCCCGCCCTTCTCTACGACGGCCTGTACTGCGGCGTCTAACTGGTCAACCGTGGCCGCTATTTCGTTGGGGTTAAGTATCTGCAGGAATTCGGCAGGTATTTGACGCGGCTTAGTCAATTCTGTAGTTACCCCATTCATGCACATGAAAAACTCTCTTAAAGTATCCTCAAAAGCGCAGCCCCAGCGTTCTACCGTACGGTCGGTAACTTCCGGTATAACTATTTCCAGGGTTCCCTTGCCGCCTGTGTTACCAGTAATCTTATTTAGCAAGGCCTGTACCTTATCGCTGCCTACGGCCCTTACCAGGGTTACAATTTCGGCTTCTACTTGGGGCATAATGTCCTTAGTCATTGAAATTAGCCTCCTGTCTTTCTGTTTTTTCTTTAACCAGTAGATGAATTTCTACGGGTTGGTTATTCCTGGTTACGTCTCCTATTCGTATAGTACGCTCTACGTAATCACCTTCGCGGTCTACAGCCACTATACGCAATTCCAGCGGGTGCGCTCCTATTATAAGGGCATTGGTGCCATAGCTATTACATATAGGGTCGCTGTTATAATCAACTACATATATAGGCGTCCCTATTTCGTAAATATTCATATCAAATTGCGGCATTTGTATTATCCCCTGTACTGTTACCTTTACCACTATTACCGCCCCTTTCTTATTCCATTTACCGCCTTTACCAGCAGGAAATACCCCGCTTTAAAGGTTTCATCAAAGGCCCGCTGTATTGTGTAGCTGCCGCAGGCCGTGCAGCGTACTTTGCTGGTCAGCGGCCCCAGCCATTGAAAACCTAATTCTTTCAGGTCTTCTGTAGCTGGGTGTACGTGGCCGCAGTTGTTACAACGCCAGCCTCGGCCCGTCATGCAACAGCCCGCATTTCGCCTATTTTAGCCAAGGCCAGGGCTACTACTTCGGGGTCGGCCTTCTCCTGGGCCGCTATGGTTTCTACTATGCTGTTAACGTCCAGCAGTACTTTTTCCCCGGTACCTCTTTGGATAATCGCGGCGAATTCCGTCATAGCGTAGGCCCTGGCCTTTGCTTCTTCTATCCTGCTACGGTCTAGCACTTCGGGGCCTGTCTTCGCACATTGCAGAGGTATAAGGTCTATACTAAAATCCTTTGATTCTGCGTCTTTGACATCAATTAAGGCTACCTGTATGGGCCTTTCCATTTCCGCTACGCTTGCCGCTATCCTGGTCAGGCTACCCGGGTTACAAAATACCTTCCCGTCGGGGCGCCGGTATACTCCGTAGCCTGTATGGTCGTGGCCGGTAAGTACCAGGTCGGCGGTAGTCTGTACTTTCTGTATTAAGCTGTAACGGTCAAACGGGGGTTCATGGTCAAGTAACATACCATGGGCTACGTGGATTTTAAACGGCTCGGGTAGGTGCATTTCTACCCCGGGGCTATATCCGTAACCGTCTATGTCCATTTTCCCGCTGTACGGCGTGAAGGTTATTTGTACCGGGTTCCCTTCCTGCAGCCCAAACATTACCGGGTTTTCGGGGCTGGTAATTACGTGCAGCTGCGGTACCATTCGGGCCATAATGCTAAGGCTACCGCCCTGGTAAGTTTCCAGGTTATAGCCTCGTATATCATGGTTTCCCGGGGTCGTGTAAACCGGTACCGGGCTTTCGGCCAGCAGGTCGGCGTAGTAGGTTTTTACGCCGTCTGCCACTTCGGGCCTGTCCAGTACGTCGCCGGGCGTAATAATCGCCTTTGCTTCATGCTGTACGGCCAGGCTGTATACCTCCTGCATTTTGGCGGTTACGGCGTCCCGGTAATTATCCAGCCGGTTCCTGGGGTTCGTTCCCCGTAGGTGCGGGTCGCCTATGTACAGTAATTTCATACTGCTACTACCTCCGATTTCCCGGCCTTCTGGCTTACGCGGTAGCTTACTTCTCCGATTTCTGCCAGCGCGTCGTTATGCGTTATCAGGATAATTTGCCGGTTAAAAGTCTTACTATATTCTTTGAGGAAAAACGCCACATTCGGGGCGTATTCCTCGCTTACGTGCTTGCCCACTTCATCCAGTAAAAACGGGCCTCTAACGCCTTCCATTTCGGCTACGCCCAGGCGAAGAGCCAGGCTGATAATATCCACTATGCCCCCGCCGTTATCGTAGTCTGGAGGCTTTAGCTGTGTTACTACGCCGTCCAGTTCCAACCAGTAATCCACTTCTGGCCGGTTACTCCGTACCTCTATAGTCAACCAAAAGCGGTACGGCTTACCGAATACTACAGCCAGGGCCTGGGTTACTAAGTCTTCCAGCTTCTGCTTTACCTGCTGCCTGGCGTACTCGCTGGTCTTCTGCAGCAGTATTTGTACCTTATCGTAAAGGCCTATTTTGTTTTCGGCCTCCGTACGCTTTATTACGGCGTCGTTTAGCTGCTGCTGTAAAAGCTCCCTCTGGCCTACCTTTTTGTCTATCTTCTGGCGGGCCTGTTTAACATCCAGGCGGGCCTTATCCATACGGTAAGTACTGTTTGTTGGCTCCTGGGGCGCTTTTGCAGCTTCCAGCGCTACGGCCCTGGCTGCCCCGCCAGGTTCCAACGGGTTAACAGCTGCACCCGCCAGCGCCCGGGTAGACGGTCGCATATGAAAAACGTCTTTCAAGCTTCCCATATCCTAACCCCCTATACCTGGGGTATCAACGTTTCGATTTTCTCCAAAGCTTCCAGGTTTGCGGCTTCCTCCTGTGCTATTACCTGGTCAATGGTTTCAGGGGTTACGCTTTCAGCGGCCATTTTTTCTACCACTTCGTCGCGCTGGGCCTCGGCGCTGGCCTTCTGTGTTTCGGCTACGGTCTTGGCCTGTTCTGCTTTTTTAAGGCCTGTTTTGGCTATCTCGATACGCTGCTTTATATCCATAGGTTTTTACCTCCCGTAGTTTTACTTATAGCTGGATTAGTTTATCTTCCAGAGCTTTTACGTACGCCTTTAACTCGCTAAGTACCAGAATTTGCATAACCGCCTTTGCTTCAGCCGTTAATGGTAAGTTATCCGTACCATATTGATAACCTTGATACACAACTTTAAAGCTGTGAAAAGCCCCTTTTTCCGCTGTTTCGATAAAGTCGTAAATATCCTTTATCTGCTTTTTAAGCTTGCGGGCTTCATCTACTCGCGCACCCATATACTCTAAAGTTTGGTCATCCATTACGGTATACCCCTTTCCTTCTTAAACTCTGCTATACGGGCCGCTGCTTCGGCCTGCGTTTTGCTGTAGGGTAGACAATGACGCTTACCCCGGTAAAATACTGTAGCTGACCAACGGCCTGAAGGCTTATGAAAGCTTACGCCTTTTATTTTCTTCGGAGCTTCGGGCGCCGTGATAGTTTCAAAAAGGGGCGGCGGGCCGTCGTATTGCGCCGGTACGTTTACCATATTGGCCCTTAGACAGTTAAGGCCGTTGCCGTCCCGGTGCATTACCTTGTAACCTTTAGGGGTATTCATTATAAGCCGGTGCAAAAAGGCCAGGCTCCCGTACTTATCGAAGCGGGCATAGGCCCTGCCTGTTCGCGGGTGCGTAAATTCCCGCAGCCAACCCGGGGTACCTTTTACTTTCTCCAGGTCTCCAACGTCTATAAGCGCTTCGGCGGGCTGTATTTCCCCCGTATTAATAAAAATTACCGCTGTATTACCCCGAATTTCATACCTGTTTTCCATTAACAGCAGGCCCCCTTATTAACTGGCTGGTCACATAACGGGCATACGTCCAGGCCTTCCCATATCTGCGCCAGGACCGCCGCGCTTTCCGTTTCCTGGGCTACCGCTTCGGTTAATCGTCTTTCGGCAGCCCTGGCCGTTTCATTTTTAACCCGGTACTGTGCGGCCAGGTCTTTAAGCTTTGCGATACGGTCAGCCCTGGCCTGTACCTGGGCCATTAATTCTACGGCCTGCGGTATCCCCTTTAACCTGTCCAGTAGGCCTGTATAGCGTTCTATCCCTGCCATGGCTGATTTATAGTCTCCCCGAACGCTACGCATTATTTCGATACGCCATACGCGGCTTTCCAGGGTTTCTAATTCCGCTGCGGCTATATCCAGGTCTTTGGTTTTTGCTAAAATTTCTTCCGTTTTCTTTACTATTTGGCTGTTTTGTGTGTATAATGTGGCTAAATTGTTTAACTTATCTGTTCTGTTTAAGGCCACTTCCAGGGCGGCTACCCGGGTAGTGGCTTCTTCTATGCAGGCCAGGCGCTGTAATTCGCCGTCGTAGTAATTAACCCGGTCTACGTAGTCCCTGTGTGTATTTTTCAGCCCTTGCAGGCGGTCTATACGTACGCTGCGGGCCTCTACTGCGTCCAGGTCTTCTACCAGCTGCGGTACTTTCGCCAGGGCCTGTATTCGGTCTTCAGCTGCAAGTAGCTTAGAACGGGCGTCCTCTGATTGCGCTACCAGGCCTTTTAATTTCGCGGCCCTGGCTGCAGCCCTGTCCATTTCTGTTACCAGGTATTCGCAGGCTTCCAGTTGGGCTACCAGGTCGTCCAGGTCGGCGTATTCCTGCAGGTCAATTATTCGGGCGGCTTCGTCCTTTTCTGCCTGCTGCTTATCCTGCCGGGCTGCGTATGTGTCTTTACTGATTGCCTTTATCGCCTTGTCTACCGCTTCGGTGCCTGCCAGTTTACCCAGTACCTTAGCCCCTGCGCTGGCCGGTTCAGAAATAAGAAATGGGGCGCCCAGCTGGTAAGCGAAGTTTAAGGCCGCTTCGAAGTCTCCAAAGCTTGTTACTGTCATTCCCAGCGCGTCGGTTACTTCGGGCGGCGTTTCGGCCTGCTCCAGCGGTTCGGCCATTGTTGCCAGGGTGAAGGCCGTTTTACCTTTGCGGCGCTTTTTCGTTATTAAGTTGTCAGCAGTTGCTATACCTACTTCGGCAAAATCGGCCTGTTCTAAGATTTCGCCGTTTTCGTCCCTGCGGGTGAATATGAAAGTTTCCCCGGCAGGCTCCCCCAGGGCTACCCAACGTATAGCCCGTATTAAGCTTGTCTTACCGTTACCGCTGGGGCCGGTAATCACGTTAAGCCCGGGGCAGAATTTAAAGACACTGTTTACATGCGATTGGTACCCGTTTATTCGTACTTCTTCTAGCAGCGTTACCGCCTCCTATACATAGAACATTCCCCGCTTTCTTTACTACCCTGCGCGTCATCATGCTATAAGCCCGTTTATATTCCCTACAACATTCAAGCAATTCCCGGGCAGTTAGCAACCGGCTTACGTATAGAATTCGCTGGTCGGTTATTGTGTTCACCCCCCTTCATTTGATAATTAGTTATGTAGTTTTCAAGCCGGTTTTTAATGCGTTTCGCAGTATGTAGGCAGAAAAAAATAAGTTACGTCTTTAGGATTAATCTCCAGTATTGTAGCTATTGTCTCCATTTCCGGCCCACTCATGGCGTAAAAACCATTAATCTTATCACTTAGCGTATTTACCGCAATGCCCAGGTCAGCCGCTAATTTTCGGTACGAAGTTTTTTTCTCCCTTATCCTACCCTTTAAAGCGGTAAGCTCGGGATACTTTCTTTTTTTCTCAGCCATGAGTCACACCCCCTTTATTCATTTTTCTACTGCGTTTCGCATCGTATTAAAAATTATTATAGGCAGGTGGTCGAAATATGTCAATGCATAACGCAGCATTTTACAAAATTTTTTAAACATTTTTATTGCATTTATCAATGTTTAGATATATAATAACAGTTCAGAAGGGGGTAAATATTTCGTGGGCAAATATTTTGATAAAAACCTATTCGGAAAAAGACTATTGGAATTAATGGCTGATAACAACGACACTACTTACAGCTTAGGTGAATATCTGCATTTGAATAATACTACAATATCCAGATACACCACCGGAGATATAGCGCCTAAAATTCCTACTGTTCAAGCGATAGCTGAAAAATACGGTATAAATCCAGCCTGGTTAATGGGTACTGCGGGGGCCGGTAAATATGCCGAAAAAGACCAAACGGCCAAAAGAATACCCATATTAGGTACAATAGCGGCGGGGGCGCCCATACTGGCCCAGGAATATATAGAAGGCTACGAATACGTACCGGAAGACACGAAAGCAGATTTTTGTCTAAGGGTTAAAGGGGATTCTATGATAGGGGCGCGCATTCTCGACGGCGATTTAGTTTATATCCGTCAACAGCCAGAGGTAGAAAACGGCGAAATTGCAGCTGTTATTATAAACGGGGAGGAGGCGACGCTTAAACGAGTATATAAGCTTAACGGTACAATTATCCTACGCGCTGAAAATCCTAATTATCCAGACCGTACATTTAGCAAAAAAGAAACCAAAATTATTAATATTATTGGTAAGGCAGTATTTTTTAAATCAGAGGTGAAGTAGATTGGCTAGTATTAAAAAACTCCCTAACGGGACATACCAGGCCACTATTTACGCGGGCCGTGATGCAAACGGTAAATTTTTACGTAAATATGTTACTAAACCCACATTAAAAGAATGCAAAGCAGCTGCCCGGGAAATTGAACAGGAATTAGAAGACGGTAAATTTATTCATGTAGGAAATACCAGGGTAACAGCATGGGTTGATAAGTGGCTAGAAATTAACAAAGAACGGCTTTCACCCAGTACCTACGCATTATACAAAACATATCAAAAACTACACTATACCCCATTTTTTAGCCGTTTTAAGCTTAATCAACTAAGCGAAATACACATTAAGGAATTTATGAATTCTAAACAAAAAGATTTAACTAATGCTAGTGTACGTCGTATAATGTCTACTCTTAAAAGAATACTTGAAGACGCTTTAAAGCACAAAAGCCCGGCCCGGGATATTAAGTTACCGAAAGCTGAAAAATACCAACCAAAAGTACCAACTGAAAACGAAATGCAGTTAATACATGACGCGGTTAAAGGTACCCGAGATGAACCCATAATTCTACTGGCCGCGTGGTGTGGATTACGGCGGGGAGAAATATTTGCCTTAAAATGGAATGACGTCAACTGGAAAGAAGGCACTTTACGGGTAGACGAAAGCTACTGCATAACAGAAGAATGCGAATATGTGGATAAACGCCCTAAGTCCGAAAACGGATTACGCCAGGTAGTTGTTCCTGCATACTTACTGGGGCTATTAGAAAATCTACGTAAACCAAAAGAGAAGAAAAAGAAGAAAGGCCAGGAAAATATTGTAGAGTTAAACCAAGGCAAAGACGAAAAAGCCGACCATAGGATATTTGATATGCGTCCAGATAGTTATTCCAGCTACTTCGCAGAATTAGTACGGGAAAAAGAATTACCCCAAATTAGATTTCACGACCTCCGACATTATCACGCCAGCTGGTTATACGCCCGAGGCGTACCCGACCAATACGCAGCCCAGCGTTTAGGACATGACATACAAATATTAAAAACCATTTACCAGCACCTGGGCCTAGACCGAAAGGCCGAAATAGACGACAACATACGGCATATGTTCGATAATCCAAAGATACAGGAAGACCAGGAAAAAGCCCAGGAATAAAGGCCTTCAAAAGATACCCATACCGCACAGATAACCGCACAGAATATTAAGATTCGTTTTTATAATGTTTAAGAATGTCCTAACATTGCGTCGGGCGCAGTAAATTTAATTAAATTATCGTACCCCAAAAGCCGCCCCACCGCTATATTTAAAATTTGCTGCGCCCGGCGAAACAAATCACCTTGGGGTGGTAGAGGCCGCACGTTCAAGTCGTGTCGCTCCGACCAGTCATAAAGACCCGCTAAACCAATTGGTTTTGCGGGTCTTTACTTTCAAGATAACATATCATTAATAATGACCAATTTTAAATGCCATCCAGCTAACCCACCCCTAAAGCCGGTTAGCTCACCTATGAGGTGGACTGACTCAAAATTTGACCGAAATAATCTCCATATAAGCGTCAAGCGTCAGGCCGAATTGTTTAACATCAATCGCACCAGCTTATACCGCCAGCCCCTGAAGAAAAGCCCATCTCTGATGAGGACTTATTTGTAATGCGCCGGATCGATGAAATCCACACGGCCCACCTAAATGGCCCTTTTCTCCCCGCAGAAGTTAAAAATATGCGTCTGCAAGCGGGTTTTATTGCCAGGGCATTTCCTATTTCTTGACAATCCCTTTAACGGGATATATTATTTACTTAAAGAGTTATCATCCCTTTTTTAGTGGGAATACTGGAAACTGAGGAACGGCGATGGTGCCTCACTTCAACCGGGGCTTCAAGGTTTCCCCGGGTTGTCGCAAGCAACCCGGGGAAACGCTATTTAACCGCCAAGTTTACAATTGACACCACAAGGGTTAGTCCGAGGAGTAGGGCGCACCGCACAAGAAAAATTTTCCTCCAACCTGCCTATGATTTCCTTGGGTATATTTACCGGTAACTCTATTACATCGGTGGCGGCAGGTAAGATTATGCCGTTGAAAGAGAAAAGGCCAGGTTATTAACCTGGCCCCTCAAGTCTAATACTATTAATTCTTATTCCCTGGTGGTAAAGCTCCAGTCTTCCCCGTCGAGCCCCTCGAATTCTTCACCGGATTCTTCCGATTCGAGGTAGCCGTCCTTGATGGTTACCTCATAAGTGTCGCTTCTGTCAAGGTCTTCTTCCAGGGTTATGACCAGTTCATCACCGTCAATTTCCACCATGTCGATTTCTACTTCTTTAGCTTCGTCCTTGTTGTAGACCACTACAGCGTCCACCAGGCTGTCTGACTCGATATCGCAGTTAAAAGTAGCCCTGAGTACATTGGTGTCTTCCCAGTCAACGTCATCTTCACCGTTTTCAGGGTCCAGGTTCTCAATTTCTACTTTCTCCTCTTCATCGCCGGTGGTGAATTCCCACTGGCTGCCGCTTAAGCCCTCAAATACTTCATCCGAATCTTCCGCTTTGATGATGTCATCTTCTATTGTTACTTTATAAGTAGTATCCTCTTCAAGTTCTTCATCAAGCTCAATCTTCAGGTATGTGCCGTCAATAGAAACCTCTTCGATATCTACAATTTCCCCGTCTTCGCTCTCAATTTCGATGCCTTCCTTCACGTCATCCAGTGTGTCCACAGCCTCAATTTCCACATTGAATTTAGCCGTGAGCTTATCGATATCAATCGCTACATTGTCACTGCCATCGGCAGGGACGAGTCTTGAAATTTTCACTACTTCCTTGCTGTCATCATCACTGTCATCGTCGTCAACCGGCCCTACCTCAAGGATTCTGTAGATGATGGACGCCAGTTCAGCCCTGGTCACCGGCTTGTTCGGAGCAAATACTTTACCGGGGTAGCCAACCATGTACTGGTACCTATACATGGAGGCTACATAACACCTTGCATAGGCCGGTATTTCGTTGATGTCATTGAAGATCAGTTTGTCATCATCTTCTTCAAGGCCCATGGCCCTTACCGCCCAGACCGCCACTTCATACCGCTTGGCGGGCTGCCGGCCGGTCAGGTCTTCCGACTCGTCCTTTGTAAGAATACCTTCGTCCACTGCGTAGTCGATCATAGCTTCCAGACTGTCGTTCCAGGAAAGGTTTGTATCAGCCTCGTAGCCGGAGGCCCTGGCGATCATCATCAGTGCCTCGTACTTGCTTACCGGGGTATTTGGTTTAAACGAAAAATCCGGATAACCTGAAATCATCCCCCAGGAAGCCATACTGCGGATAGATTTTTCCGCCCAGTGGGAATTGATATCAACCAGTTGAACATTAACTTTTACAGTACGCGGCTCCTTAAATTTCCATTTTTTTCCGTGTGCCCCATTCTTCCCCGGGTCGGCACCGGCGGTAGTTGCGACTCCAAAAACCAAAAGAGCTGCCAGTATCAGTGAAATGACTCCCTTTTTAATCAAGACTTATACCTCCTGAACAATTTTAAATCAACAATTATTAAACCCACAGAACAATTGGCCGATAGTTTTCCCTAATCTCATCCCGCCTTTCACGAATACCCTTTTTACTTTATTCATACGACGTGCGTTCGCATTTAATGGGGGTCCATTTAACCTTGATTCCTACCAATTTGTTCAATAATAACAAATATAAAGCCTCTATTTTCCTGGGAATTATCAGAGCCGTATTCATGTTGAATACGGCTCACAATAGCTTTCTTTTCTTCCTTTATCCTGCTGAGCTTTGCCAGCTCCCATGATCAGCAACGTGGGCGGTTGCTGCAGCGTGACCGGCGGCACGGGCGGCGGCGCAAGCTGCAGCTTGATTGGTATCGCGAGCAGCGGCGTGGGCGGCAAATGCGGCAGTGCGAGCTTCTCTCATGGCTATTTCACCACGCACCCAGGCACGCCCTGCTTCGATAGCTTTTCGAGGTCGGTTGTCTTTCGGGTACTTCTCCTCGAAATATGGGAGTACATGCTCGGCGCAGTCAGTGGCCCAGAGCACCAATGTTCTGTGATCCCGCTTGATATTTGGCTTTGGTTTATTAATCTCCTGCCCAAATAAAAAAAATGATTCAATTCGGGAACGGTTCGGGCAGATAACGCAATGAGGACAGCAGCGGCAAAAAAATAATTTACAGCCCTCACTTTACCATTTAACTGCTATAATTTAGGACAGGAGTAAGCAGGTGGAGGTATACCGGTGAGAAATGTAGGACTGGTCCTTGAGGGCGGGGGAATGAGGGGTCTTTATACGGCCGGGGCACTGGAATTTTTTCTGGATCAAGGTATTGAATTCAGCTATGTTATCGGTGTCTCAGCCGGGGCCTGCAATGCGGCCTCATATATTTCCCGTCAAAAGGGGCGCAACAAAATTGTCAATACTGCCTTTTTAAAAGACTGGCGCTTTGCCGGTATGAGAAATTTTATTATAAAAGGATCTTTATTTGGCATGGACTTTATTTTTGATGAAATCCCCAACAGTCTGGTGCCTTTTGATTATGATACCTTCTATAAATCCCCGGCTAAATTTAAGATAGTAGCCACCGACTGCAATACAGGAATGCCTGTATATTTTGATAAAACTGATTTTGACCGGCAGCTGACTGTTCTGCGGGCTTCCAGCTCACTGCCCCTGGTTTCTCCCATGGTAAATTACAGGGGCCTCAGCCTTCTGGATGGAGGTATAGCCGACCCTGTGCCTATTCACAGGGCGGTGTCCGATGGCTGCCCCGTTAACGTAATCATACTGACCCGCAACAGGGGCTATAAAAAGGACCCCGTGAGATTTCCGGAAACACTGCTGTACAGGGCAAAATACCGCCAATACCCCCAGCTTGTCAGGGCAATAATGAAAAAACATATCATCTACAACGAGGCCATGAACTATATTGAGGATTTGGAGCAAAAGGGCAAGGCTGTGGTTATCAGGCCGACCCGTAAATTAACAGTGGGCCGCTACGAAAAGAATGTGGGCAGGCTATTGGATCTGCACGGCCAGGGGTATGAAGATGCGGCTGCCTCCTTTAAAAGTATACAGGTGCTTTCCGGGAGATAAGGGCTCCTCTTCTTACCAGGTTAAAGGCTCCTCCTGACCGCCGGCTGCCCCCCAGTCTGAGTGTAAAGGTATTGTTGTTTCAGAAAAATTATCCTATAATAAACCAAAGATTATTAACATTGTTAATATTTTAAATAAAAACACATGTATAGCCTTATAAAAAATAATTAACTGGGGGGATAGTCATGGATTTTTTACTGAATGAAGAGCAGAAGATACTGCAGAGCATGGCCTACAAGTTTGCCCAGAAGGAATTTGAGCCCGTTGCCAAGGAGTGCGACAGAGAAGAAAAGTTCTCCCGGGAGGTCTGGCAAAAGGCCTGCGAGGCGGGCCTGGTGGGGGTCTATATACCGGAAGAGTACGGCGGGCCGGGGGCGGGCTTTTTTGACGTGGCCCTAATCACCGAGCAGCTTTCCAGGGTTGACCTGGGGCTGGGGCTGTCGGTGGTGGCCGCCACCTTCGGCGCCGAGAATATACTGTTTTTCGGCAGCGAGGAGCAAAAGAAAAAATACCTGCCGCTGCTGGTGGACGGCAAGGCCATATGCGCCGGAGCCTTTACCGAGCCCAATGCGGGCACAGATGTGGCCAGCGCCAAAACCAGGGCCGTTAAGGATGGCAATGAATATGTGATCAACGGCAGCAAAATGTTTATCACCAACGGCACCATCTGCGATTTCATGGTGGTTTTTTGCGAGACAAATCCCAATGAGGAAGTAAGACATAAAAGGCACAGCATGATACTGGTGGAGGCAGACCGGAATGGTATTACCAAGTCCAAAATACATGGTAAAATGGGCATCCGGGCCACTGACACGGCGGAACTGACCTTTGAAGATGTCAGGGTCTCCAAAGAAAACCTTATCGGCGTAGAGGGAAAAGGATTCCACCAGCTGATGCACTTTTTCGACTGCACCAGGACCTTTGTGGCCGCCCAGGGTGTAGG